AGGTCGGTTTCGCTTGGTTGAGAAGTGAAGCCTGCAGAACCGCTGGTAAGCGATCTGTAGCCGCCGAAAGATCATAAGAAGCGATAAACTTATCGCTCTTAGATTTCAAGGCCTCAATGGCCTCTGCTACGCCTCTCGTTTGGTCGAACGTTGCATCCTCTCAGATTTCTCTGAGAAGGGCAAATATCGCCTTATGAAGGGGCTTCAGAGTACACTGAGTCCACCAATCAACCATAGCAAAAACTCTCTTCTTCCCCGGTTCTTCCTTCACACCCAGTTTTCCCAAGGGGTGAGGGAAGACCAACCCTCTCGGCGCTTTGGAAGCCCACCAATCCATATAAAGGTACACCCAATCCAGGAACTTAGGCCACAAAAGGTTCTGAAAACCTTTTAAGTAGGCCCTAAGTTCTGGAAAGGCGTTGACCATCTGAATGGCAGTAAGGGGAATCACAGATGTCGTCGTTTGACGAAACACCCGTGAATCCCCCTTACCCGCCACGGTCCCTTTATGTGGACCTTTGGACTTCCCAGCCTGCGTAAGAGGCCCGGATCTTCGAAGTAAGAGAGCCTCAGGAGGAGCCATGCGCTCGAGGTGGTAAACTAAGTTTACCGAATCCACGAACCATGGCATGAACTCCTTGAGAGCTTCCCACTTAGGAGATGCGGGTGATACTATAGATGATACCGACATACGAGCCGGGAATGGGATAACTCTGTACAATCCAAACAGAGTCATCCACAACCGGACAGTAGGCCGATGTCCCTGTAATATCAAACCTCGGTGGGCAGGAACTACCCACCTTGGGACCCCTGACGCAGTCCGAGACACCCTAACTTTCAAAGGAGTTAAATCTCTAATGGAGTCACCAGCCGAAGCCTTCATAATGAGGACTTGGCAGGCCTTCAAATAAAGAGCTAATCCCTTTGACCCGTTAGAGCGGTAGAGTCGAACAGACGAACGGGAAAAAGAAACGATAGCTAGAATCCACGAACGGCTTAACCTCCGTGCCAATAACCGGCACACCCTTACGAGTGCACCGATTAAGGCCGTCTCGCGTTTTACCGCGAGTTGCCAAGAGGATCTTCGCATTAAGC